TAACACTTCTCAACCATTTTTGTGAAAGTCTGCAAGGGATATCTTTTAATATTTCTCTTAGTTCTTCAAAAGCACCACCATATTCATCCACTACTACAACAGATCTAATAACTGTAACTCTATCATTATGTAATTTATCCAGTATTCCCATTTTTTATAGTACCTACCTTCCTAAATTTAAATAATTGGCTTTTTAAAGATAAAAACATTTCATCAGTAGAGTTACTACTTGTGTTATATTCTATTGTGGTATCCCCCTCAGTAACTTTTGAAATATTGCCCTTTATTTCAATTTCTTCAATAGTTTTTAATGCTAAATGCTCTGCAAATGGTTCTATGAGTTCAACTGGAAAGTCATCTCTATTCATAAAATTTAATGATTTTTTAATTAAAATAGTTGTTTGAATTTTTAACTTAGCCTCGTTGCTAATAGATGTTAATCCCTTCACTTTTTCAATTATTTTATTGTAAAGTTCTTCCATTTCTAACCTCCCGATATGATAAAAGCAGGAGTTTTTATTCTCCCGCCTCTGCCACTAGGTTATTATTTCTTAAAATTTCTATTTCAGTTTCATCAGATGTTGAGTAAACTCCATCTTTGAACTGTATAGAAGTTCCAGCTATAATTAAATTTTTATAACTAGATTTAAAAGTTGTTTCTTTTGCTTCTTCAGTAGTAGTTTCTTCTACTGCTCCATTTAATTCTTCAATCACTTCTTCATTTTGTTTTTTATTATCTTTTGCCATTACTACCTCCTATGATATTTTTACATTTTTAACATGTACTTGGAATGGTAATTTCTTTATTTTATGAGCATATTCCCCATGGAAAAAATATGTATCTGCTAAACGTGTCTTTGCAGCTAATTCCTCTTTTATTGGGTAAAGTTGTTCTAAACTTACTTCATTTAAGTTAATTAATAAAAATTCATTTGGAGCCAAAGACATAGCAGGGAATACAGATACAACCCCTGCATTTGTAACTATTTCAGTTATTTTAGAACCAGTTACTTTTTCAGTTATATCTGTTCGAGCAATATCCTTATTCATTTTATTAATTTGAACCCCAATAGCCCAAGGTACACAAACAAAGTATTTTCCACTTTGTAAATCAGCTGCTCCAGGATTACCCTTATCAACTATTGCTTTTACAGCAGTAGTCAATAATTCTATTGTGAAAGGTTGATTTCCAGCATCTAAAACTATTCCATGTTCTTTTATTAAAGATTTAATACCTGCTGAATGTCTTAAATCTCCATTAACATATCTGATTCCATTTAATAGTTTGTTTTCCATAGTTCCTAATAATTCATCTTTTTTCTTTTGAGATTCTAATTCTCTAGCAGTTAAACCACCTTGTCCTTGTGGATTGATATGTTTCATAGTTTCAGTAATATCATATGTATCATATATAATACCTGTGATATTTGTTATGTGTTTAGATAGTCTAACAGTAGATGGCTTTAATTCTCCACCTTCTTCTATTTCTATTCCTAAACTTTGAACTATTGTATTTGCCGCTATATTTCCAGCAGTAGATGTTGTTCCAGCATATCCTCTTGTAACCTCTGCTTTATTGTCTGTTTTTACTCTTGTTATTTTTACTATTTCATCGTCAATAGATAACAAAGCGTCTTTAACTAATATATCAGCATCAACAACTTGTATTTCAGTTGCTCCTGCATTTAAAGCTACTTTTAAACTAGATGTTACTTTTCTTTCATAAGTATCAATCCATTCAATAGTAGTAGATGTGGCTGTTCCAATTCTTCCACCTCTTAGAATATGAGAAATTATTTGAGATGTATTTGGATTTATCAATGTTAATTCATCAGAAATGTCATTTGAAATTGATTGACTTCCTGAACGAATTTTAATATCTGTTTGTGGCGCTGCAAATAATTGGATATTTAATCCAGTCATTTCTAAAAGTGTTTTATAGTGTTTCATTATTCATTACCTCCTGCATTTTCTACTTTTAATTCTTGCTTTGCTCTTGCATAATTAGCTCTGTCTATATCAGAACCACTTTCAAAAGCTTTTTTTCTTAAATCTTCTAATTGAGCTTTTTTATCAGCTCCGCCATTACTTCCACCATTCATTGCGCCTGGTACACCACTAGCACCAAGTCCTTTCACATATTCTCCCATTACTTCTGCAAAACCTTTAACAGATGCTTCTATTTCTTCTTCTGTAACTCCACTAATTCTATCTAAAAACTTATCAGGCATTTTATATTTTGCTAATGTAGTTCTTTTTATTTCATCTGTTTTAATCTTTGTAAGTTCAGCATTCTTTGCATCTAAATCTTTTTGAATCTTTTCAAGTTCTTTTTTATGCTTTTCTTCTGCAGTAAGATTAGCATTTTTAATTCTTTCTTCATAATCTTCAATAGATTCATTATGCTGTCTTTCAAGTTCTTTTTTAGCTTTTTCAAATTTTTCATTTTCTCTTTTAAGTCTAGTTTCTATCATTTTGTCAACTTCTTCTTGAGTAAATGTTTTTGGCTCTCCTGGTTCTGCAAATAGTTGAATATTAAGTTTAAATCTTTTCATTTTATCCTCCTGTTTAACGTCCTGTTTGACTATTTCCCCAGATGTTTAATGTCCATCAGTACGACAATATTTATCTTTGTCCCTCCTTTCTTTGCAATAAAAAAGCACCTAGTTTTTAGCTAAGTGCTCTTGGTTTAATTATTTTATTTAGTTCTTTCCTTAAAAAAGTCTTTCCAGTAAGGGTTTTCTTTATCAAAAATTTCTTTTTGTTCAGGTGTTAAATTGTGTGGATAATCTGCAAATAAATTAAATATTTTTATTTTATCAAAACTAAACATGTGTTTACCAATAGAATCTAAATCATCTATCCACCATACTTTATCATTTTTATTTTTCTTATAAAAATCACTTAGCATATCCACCTTCTCCTTTATTTTGTTTATCTTTAGCTGTATTTATGTAACCTAATAGGTTTTTAAATTCCTCACTATTTTTGCAAGAATCTACTTCTATTAAAACATTTGATTTTTCAAATTTTATACCACCAACTGAATAAGAAGTTTGACATCCAAATCTAGTTTTTAAAACAGAACTATCTAATTTTTTAAAGCCATTTTCTGTTTCTGACTGCAACTCTAAGTATTCAAAGCCTCTATTTCCTCTTCTTATTATTGCAGCATGTTTACCTGTTTCTAGATAATATTCTTTTTTTTCTTCTACAAAAGTAAGTAACTCTTTAACAGCCTTGTAATCATTTGCCCTTTTTATAACTTTGCTTTCAATTCCATCTAAATTAGCAATCTCAACTATATTTCTTGTTGTAGCAAAAATTTCTGTAGATATACCGCCCCTAAAATCTAAAACATCATACCCATTTCTATTTCCTATATAAGCAAATGCCAAAGAAGAACAAGAACCTTTTGTTTGGTCTCCTCCACCTAATTTTTTGATTATTTGTTCTGTTGTTAATTCTTTTTGTAATTTTCTAACCTCATTATACTCTACTTTGTCATTTTGAGCCCATGCCATTGTAAATGTATTAGGTATTGGTTCTTTACTTTCTTTATTTATACTACTATTTTCGTTATCTGTCAATGCCTTTTTATCATTATCACCGATATCTTTTTCTCTAATTTCTTCTCTACCTTGATTGATTAAACTTTCATAATCAATAATTGGTATTGTTGTACTTCTGCATCTAGGATGCATTGGGGGATAATTTAAACCTACAGCAATCTTTTTAATTTCAAATATTTCTCCATTTAACTCTGAACAAATTTGACTGGTTCTACTATCTAATGTAGCGCTAAACTCATATTTTTCTATTCCAGCTTCCTTATACCCATCTAGTGTAGCTTGATTTAAAGTATAATTAACCTCAGTTCTTAAAAGTCTTTCAACATCATTCTTTTTAGCTGTTTCAAATCTTTCAGAAACTCTTTTAGTCATAGTTTGTAAATTAATACCTTGTATCATTCCATTTACTATTTCTTGTTTCACTGTTTGAGCTAGTTTATCTGTATTACTCCAAAGCCTTTCAGAGAAGTTTGCACCACTCCAGGGTCTATCTAAAACAGCTTTTATTTTGTCTCTACTTACAATAGCATTAATACCCAAATCTTTTGTTACTTCTGTAAATGTATCTCTATAAACAGATGTTAGTGCATTTTTAGCACTATCTTCAACTCCAAAGATAAGTTTTACCATTTCCATGTCTACTTGTGCTTTAAGACTATCCAAATGACTCAAACGACTTCTAGCAGATAATGTTTCAATCTCTAAATAAAGTTTTCTAGCTTCCAAAGGTGCTGTCTTTAAAAGTTTGTTATATTCAGCCATATAATCATGTAAATCTTTTTTCCAAACTTTGTATTCATCGCCTTTTAAAAGTTTCAAAGCATCATGATAACTTAAATTATTGTCTTTCATATAAGTTGTACCAATTCTACTAAGCTCTTTGTTTATATTTTGCTTAGCCTTTTCAAGTGCGATTTTATACTCCTTTTCAATATCTTGCATAGTAGTAAACGCCTTAGCTTCTCTTTTAACTTGTCTTTTTTCCCAATAATCTCTATTCTTTTGATCCATTAGCACCAACTCCGATTGGAGTACTCATATCTTTTTCTGCATTGATATCTTCTTCTGCTTTTATTTTTTCAAGTTCAACTTTTGCATCTTCTATAAAAGGCAAAATAGATAAGATAGTTTCATGTGATACTATTCCTTGTAATTTTTGAGCTGTATCTGCTGCTTCCACTAAATTCTTTGGAACATTTCTAGTAAAAACTTTTTGAATGTCCTTTGGACTAATTTTTAAATTATAGAAATCTATCATAAGTTGTAATCTTTGGTTAATAGCCTTTTTAAAATACATTTCCTTTTGTGCTGCTAATTGCTCTAGTGCTAATAATTTATATCCAAGTGCAACTCCTGAACTGTTCCCACTGAACTCTTTATCTTGCATGTCAGGTATCATAGAAAATTTATGAATATCTTGGTTTAACCTATTTTTATTATTTTGAGCATAGCTATCATTTACTTGTTTCACAAGCCATTTAGCATCTCCTTGGTCATTAATAAGCATAACCTTATTTTTATTCATTTCTTCTAGTGTTTTTTCATCAGTTCCACCCATATTGATTAAGACTAAATATGCATCTGTAAAATCTTTCATATCATCAATAGCAGTTGAAGTAGCTTCATTATAGCCATCTATCAAAGAAATTACATTTTTAAAATCTCCATTAGCCCTTTTATTGTTTAAAAATTCAATAATTGGAACTTGATTAAAACCATGTAGTTTAGTAACTCCTGTTACAGTTGGAACTTCTTTTGTATCACTATCAGATAAAAATTCATAAGTTGTAACATTTATACTATCATAAACTTCTAATTTATAAACCCATTTATCTTCTTTATTTTTAGTTTTATCCCATCTAACAGCTGCAGTTATTTCTTTTTTTACTGTGTCATCTCTTAAAATAAAACAATCCCTTGGGTCTACAACTACATTTCCAATAGTATTATCCACATTTTTATACCAAAGCTCGTAAGATTTCCCAAACACACTTAAATTAGATGCATGTTCAAAGTTTTCTTGCTGCTCTTCTTCAGTTGCTAAATATTCAGATAATTTTTCAAAATCTTTTTTTAATTTATCATCTTGTAAAGCATAAGCTATTGGTTTTCCTAAGAAATAGG